CCGTTCTGCACACTTCCAAAAAATGGGGAAATGGAAATGGCGGGAAGGCCAAGGTTGCCGCAAGAGGTGGCAAAAGTCACCGGCGCGATTACCAAGAATCCGCAGATGTTTCGGAACCGGGCGGAGCCGAAGGTCAAGAGCCTAGGCCCTGCACCGAAGCGATTCACTGAACCACAGAAAGAAATCTGGGACGAGTTCAACGCTGACTTTCCGTGGCTTGGTCGGTCAGACCGGCGGGTGGTTGGGCTTGCTGTTCTACTTCAGCATGAGATTGACGGGGGCGAGGCTCCTTTGGCGGCGTTCGCGCAGATGCGGCTGCTCTTGTCGTCTATGGGCGGCACCCCGGTTGACCGAACGAAGGTGAGCGCGCCGGATGATGAAGCAGAAGACCCGGCAGACGAGTTCCTGAACTGATATTTATATATCTTCCCCGCAGTGGGGACATTTTCTGCGGCTGCTGATCTTCTCGGCCTTGACCCTAAACGCAAGGCCGTTTGATGAAAGCCATTCTGAGATTTGGCGGATTGAGTTTTGACCTAGGTTGGGGATGGTCTCTAAGTCTGATTTGGAAAAGCGAGCAACCGCGATGTGCGCTTTTGGGTCGGATAGCACGTCAATATTATGGTTTCGGAAGCAGTGAACGGCTCTCACGCCAAGGAACATGGCGGCATTATGTTCGGGGCAGGCGGCGGCTGTCCTATCCTTTTTTTCAGCCTTCAGGAAGACGACGCGCGCCTGATTAGTTGAGACGCCTATTGCGCGGCCAATTTCTCCGAAAGTCCGTTTATCGCGGCGCATTGACAGGGCTTCGCGTTCCCGTTCCGTCAAGTAGCCAACAGGTCTTTCTTTTGATGTGGAAGTCATGATTGCATCCCTAAATTTATTGGACACCCTTATTTTACAGAGCCACTGCGCGGGGCGCAATGCTGACAGTGGTCAATAGTGCTGGCGACCCTGCCACGGCCTATGCGCGGGCTGTGGATGGTGGGACGATAACGGCAGGCCCCCACGTCAGGGCAGCGGCGCGGCGTCACTTAGTCGATCTGGATTGGGGCGTGGATCGCGGGCTTGTGTGGGACCATGAAGCCGCTGATCGGTTCTATCGGTTTTGCAGCACGGTGTTGCGGTTGAGTGAAGGCCAGTTTGACGGAACGCCGTTTGAGTTGGAGCCTTCACAGAAATTCATCTGCGGTTCGTTGTTCGGCTGGAAGTGGGCCAAGACAGGCAAGCGGCGGTTTCGGCGGGCGTATATCGAACAGGGCAAAGGCAACGGCAAGTCACCGATGGTCGGTGCGATTGGCCTTTATGGCATGGTTTCAGACGGCGAAGCAGGCGCGCAGATTTACGCGGCGGGCGCAACGAAGGAGCAAGCTGGCATCTTGTTTCGGGATGCTGTCGGGATGGTTGACAAGGCCCCATCGCTTGACCGGGCAATCCGGCGTAGCGGCGGTCCGGGGCGGGAATACAACCTAGCCCACATGAAGTCTGGCAGCTTCTTTCGCCCGGTGTCGCGTGAAACAAAAAAGACAGGTTCAGGCCCGCGCCCACACTTCGCCCTGTGCGACGAGGTCCACGAACATCCAGACGGCGGCGTGATCGAGATATTGGAACGCGGATTTAAGTTCCGCGAACAGCCCTTGTTGGTGATGATTACAAACAGCGGTTCGGATCGCAAAAGCATCTGCTGGCAAGAGCGGCAACACGCGGTCAAGGTCGCCCACCAAGAGGTCAACGACGACACGACATTCAGCTACATTTGCGCGCTTGATGAAGACGACGACCCTTTTGAAGATCCGACTTGCTGGATCAAGGCAAACCCGCTGCTTGGGGTGACGATCACAAGGGATTATCTGGCGTTGCAGGTAAAGCAGGCCAAGCAGATCGCGGCCAAGGCTAACGGGATCAGGCGGTTGCACTTCTGCCAATGGACTGACGCGGAGAGCGCGTGGATCAGTCGCGCGGCGTGGTCGGCTGTTGAAGATGCGTCCCTTGTTTTGGAAGACTTCGACGGCAAGCGGTGTTGGGCTGGCTTGGACTTGTCGGCCAAGGCTGACTTGACGGCCAAGGCGCTGGTGTTCGAAGACGGCGAAGCAGAGGACGGAAAGCCCAAGTTTGCGGCGTTCGTTCACGGTTACACGCCAGCGGATACGATGCAGGGACGGGCGGAACGGGATGGCGCGCCCTATGATTTGTGGGCCGATGCCGGGTTTCTGACGGCGACACCGGGCAAGAAGACGCGGCTTGATTTCGTCGCGGCGGATTTGCTTGACGATTCAGGGCGCTTTGACTTGGATTTCGTAGCCTATGACAACTATCTGATCGCGGATTTTGAAGGCGTCCTTGATGATATGGGCGCGATGCTTCCAATGCTGGACCATCCGCAAGGCTGGAACAAGCGCAAGCGGACAACCGAAGACGGTGATGAAATCACGCTGTGGATGCCGGGTAGCATCGACGAACTGGAAACGCTGATACTTGAGGGCCGTTTGCGGGTCCACATGAACCCGGCGCTGCAATCTGCGGTCATGTCGGCAACCTTTGACCGTTCGCCTGCCGATCTGCGGCGATTCACGAAACACAAGGCAACCGGACGGATTGACATGGCTGTGGCTTTGGCAATGGCGGTTGGCGCGGCCACGTCGCGCGGTGGTGGCGAAGTGATCACTTCACCGTGGGACGACCCGGAATTTAGGATAGTGAACTGATGGGCATTTTTTCGCGCAAGAAACCCGAAGCCCGCGAGGTGCAGGTGGCGCAATCGTCGCCAAACTTCCTTGAGATTTTCGGCATCAAGTCAAGCGCGACGGTATCCACAGAAGAAGCCCTAGGCGTTCCTGCTGTATGGGCTGCGGTCAACTTCCTGTCGGGAACCATCGCGGGTCTGCCGTTGCACGTCTACGACAAGGCTGGCGGCGGCAAGAAGCGGATCAAGGCCAGCAAGGCGCTGCCGGTTGTCGGGGTGCTGCATGATGCGGTTAACGACAGCCTGACTTCATTCCAGTGGCGCTTTGATATGATGGCGGCAATTCTGACCGAGGGGCGCGCGGTCACATATATTGAGCGCGACGAATTGGGTCGGGTGGTGAACCTGTTCCCGGTCCTGAACCCGATTGTCCGCCGTGTCAGGGATGGCCGCAAGCAATACGAAACCAAGATCAACGGTGTGCAGCGGCTTTACGACGAAACGGACGTGATCGATCTGACGTTTCTTTTGCACTCGGACTTGCTGAAACATCGGTCGCCCTTGCGTCAATGCGCAGTCGCCATAGCGAAGGCGGTTCACGGCAACGAATACGGGTCAAAGCTGTTCGGCAACGGCGGGATGCCGGGGTTTTCGCTGCAAGGCCCGTTTTCTTCTGGCAAGGCTGCGGAGCGCGCGGCGCAAGATATTGCAGAGGCCACACAGCGCACGGCGAAGGAGGGCGGCAGCGTCCTTGCCATTCCAGTGGGCCATGAGTTGAAGCCGCTAGGGTTCGACCCTGAAAAGATGCAGATGATTTCGGCGCAAGAGTTCGCGGTGATCGAGGTTGGCCGGATTTACAGCCTGCCGCCGACGTTCTTGCAAGACCTGTCGCGGGCTACATTCTCCAACTCGGAGCAGCAAGATCTGCACTTGGTCAAGCACACCTTGAAGCGGTGGGTCGAACAGATCGAAGCGGAACTAAATTTGAAGCTGTTCGGGCGTGGGTCAACGCGGATTGTTGAGTTCAACGTGGATGGCCTTCTGCGCGGCGATTACAAAACGCGGATGGAGGGCAACAGCCTTGCCATTCAGACGGGCCAGCTAACGCCAAACGAAGCGCGGGCAATGGATAACCGCGAAGCGCTTGCAGGCGGCGACAAGCTATTCATCCAAGGCGCGACCGTCCCGCTTGACGGGCACACAGGGCAGGAACCAAGCCAATGACGTTTGAAACACGCGCGGGCATTCCCGCAGAAATCAGAACCGACGCGGATGGCATCAAGGTTGCCGGTTATGCGGCGGTCTTTGGTCAGGAAACCGACATTGGCGGAATGTTCCGCGAGGTCATTGAACGCGGGGCTTTTGCAGACGCGATTGGCCGTGATGACGTTGTTTTCCTAATCAATCACGACGGTTTGCCGCTGGCCCGGACCCGTTCCGGCACGTTGCGCCTGAGCGAAGACGACCACGGGTTGAAGATCGAAACCACGTTGGACCCCGAAGACCCCGACGTGAAGTCGATCGCGGGCAAGATGCGGCGCGGCGACTTGGACAAAATGTCGTTCGCTTTTTATCCAGAGGTGCAGGAATGGGACGAGAGCGGCGACACCCCGCTGCGGACCATCAAGCGGGCCTCCCTGCATGACGTTTCCATCGTCACTACCCCCGCCTACGAAGGCACTGAAATTGCATTGCGCAGCCTTGCGGCCTCTCGGCCCGTGGTGAGTGCGCAAGAGTTTCGGGCGCGGCAGAAAGCCCGCCTGATCAAGTAACGGCGGTTCCCGCTGTTAGCCCGTTCGGCCCTTGGGCAAGGCCATTCATGAACGCTGTGAAGCGTCCAAATCCCTTAGAAGGAGCCTCCCATGGCGACCATCAAAGAACTGCGGGAACAGGCGGCAAAAGTTGTCACCGAAGCCCGTTCGATGCTTGACGGCATCAACGACAAGTCAACCGCCGAACAGCGCAAAGAGGCAGAGCAAGCCGTTGACCG